TTATTTCTTTCTTATTAGAAAAAATACATAAGTTTGAAGAAGGTAAAGGTAAGGCATTTAGTTATTTTACGATAGCAGCTCGTAACTACCTTATTCTTAATAACAACGCCAACTACAAACGTTTCAAAGCAACATCACAATTAAGTACAATGCCAGAACATTGGGATTTAGAAAATGATTTTAAACAAGAAGCACATAATGATGAATTCAAAACATTTAATATTAGAATGTTAGAATATTGGGATTTAAATCTTAATAAGGAGTTTACTAAAAAAAGAGATATACAAATTGCAGATGCAGTATTAGAATTATTTAGAAGAGCAGAATATATTGAGTCATTTAATAAAAAATCTTTATACTTATTGGTTCGAGAAATGACTGGTTATAAAACACATTATATAACTAAAGTTGTTTCTAAAATGAAAGAAACTCAAATGAAATTGTATTATCAATTTTTAGATGAGGGAGATATTACACAAGAATCAAAAGACCCATTTTGGAAGAGAACAATAACGAGATGAGAATATTAGGAATATCAGCGTTTTATCACGACTCAGCAGCTGCATTAATTGTAGATGGCAAAGTTGTATCGGCACAAGAAGAAGAACGATTTACAGGTATAAAACACGATCAGAGATTTCCTATCAGTTCCATTAAGTGGATTCTAAAACAAAATAAATTAAAGATTAACCAAATAGATAAAATTGTTTGGTATGAAGATCCTAAAAAGAAGTTTGAGAGATTTAAAGAACAATGGCATAAATATTTTCCAAAAACATTAGGATTAACTAAGAAATTAATATGTTGGAAATCTAATAATAATATTGAAGAAATCATTAGAGAACAATTAGGATATAAAGGTTCTATTGAATATGTAGAACATCATATTTCACATTTAGCATATTCATTTTATACATCACCATTTAATGAAGCACATTTGTTTTCCGTAGATGGTGTTGGTGAAAATGAAACGGCTATATTAGGATTGGGTATTAAGGGTAGATATATTCAACCATTAGAAAGAACACATTTTCCACATTCATTGGGATTACTTTACGCTACAATTACTGCATTCTTAGGATTCAAACCAAATAGTGGTGAATATAAAGTAATGGGATTGGCAGCATATGGTAGTGATAAGGATGTGTATAGAGAACAATTTGAAAAATTAGCAAAACTAAATGGTAATAATTTAGAATTAGATTTAAAATATTTTGCATTTCATTATTCTGAAAAGAAAATGTTTACTTTTAAAATGAGTGAACTATTTGGTATTACTCCTCGTATTCCAGAAAGTGAATTAGAACAAATACATAAAGATATTGCATTTTCATTACAGGCACATTACGAAAGATTATTTTTCAAAATGTTAAACAACTTCCATACACACTATCCTATGGATAATTTATGTTTAAGTGGTGGATGTGCTTATAATGGATTGGCCAATGGTAAGATAACATTAAACACTCCATATAAGAATGTTTATGTACCACCGGCTCCATCAGATGCAGGTAGTGCTATTGGTGCTGCTTTATTGGTGTGGATGAAACAACCCCTAAACAAAAGAGTAGAAAATACAAACCCATATTTAGGACCATCATACACTCATGCGGATTATTTAAATGTTATTAGACAGTATGTTCCTATGGATAAGGTGAAACATATGACTACACCAATTGTATTGACTAAAGAGGTTGCTAAGTTGATTAATGGGGGTGCAATTATAGGTTGGTTTAAAGGTAGTAGTGAATTTGGACAAAGAGCATTAGGACATCGTTCTATACTAGCTAATCCAACAATTCCAGATATTAAACCTAAAGTAAATAGAGTTATCAAAAAGAGGGAAGGATTTAGACCGTTTGCACCAATGGTAATTGCAGATGAGGCTAATAACTACTTTGAAATGTTAGGACAAGAAGTTCCTTATATGAACCAGGTATTTAAAGTTAAAGATGGTTTTATTGCAGGTTTACCATCTATTACTCACGCCGATGGAACAGCAAGAGTACAAACCGTTACAAGAGAATTTAATACAGACATATATTTTTTACTTAAGGAATTTAAAAAATTAAGTGGATATCCTATCTTACTTAATACCTCATTTAATTTAAGAGGTCAAACAATGGTATTAGACCCCGAAACTGCTATTAAAACATTTTACGATTGTGAAATGGATTACTTAGTATTGGGCAGTTATATCATTAGTAAGTAAGTTTTTAATTACACAATATTTATAAAAAAGATTTATGGCAAATGTAGACATGAATTTTCCTTTATTTAAGGGAAAAACATTTAGTGATTTGTTGGGAGATATTTACGAAAACCAACAAAGTAAAAAGAAAAACATTTCAGGCCTTATTGAAGAAATGAGAAAGTTGGTAACTAAACCATCTGATGTAATTACTATTGGTCCTATTATTACACAATTGATAGAAGCCAGTATTAGTAACGATGACCATTTGATTAAGATTGCAAATATAGCACAAAAATTAGTATTAGCAAATACAAAGAAAGCCGGTGATGAAGGTTGGTTAAGTGAAGATGATAAAAAGGCATTATTGGAGGAAATGGATGTAGTTGCAAAAGAAATCACACAAAGTACAGATGATAAGATTGAAGATTTAGAATTTGAAATTGAATCATTAAAAGAAACATTGGGTAAATAAAATGGCACAAAATTTCTTTTCATCCAAACAAGCCACAACACAGATAGCAACATCTGGTGCAGGGATTTCTTTTGATTTAGCATTAGTTAATAATGTTATTTTGGATATGGCTGATATTAAAGATTCATTAGATATACATCACACTTTATATCCTGAATTAAATAAAGATACGGATTATGTTGAAAAGAATACATTAAAATATGGTTCAATTCGTTATAGATTACTAGGAATTGGTAGTGAAGTAAATGATGCAGATTTACCGATAGCATACCCATTATCACGTGAAGATTTTGCATTACCTGTTACTGATGAAATTGTAAAAATATATACAATTTTAGGTTTAGATTATTATGAAAGAATTAATATAGAAAACTCACCTAATTTTAATACCGACCTTAGAGTTTTTATAGCAGCAAGTAAAACAACACCGGAAAATTCTCAAAAGGGAAGTAAATTAGAGAATTATCAAGAATCACAATCATCCGGTATAACATCACAAACTGATAGTACAGCTGGTACGGTTGAGAGTATTAGAAGTGGATTTAATGGTAAATATTTTAAAAGAAATATGAAAATACATCAATTATCACTAAACGAAGGTGATAAATTGATTCAAGGTAGATTTGGTAATAGTATTAGATTTAGTGGATATATTCATTCAGATAAAACAAACGGAACTGCTTATCCAGCTATTTTAATTAGAAATGGTGAAAGTTCAGAAAACCAAAAGAAAAAAGTATACGATATTGTAAGTGAGGATATTAATGGTGATGGAACTTCAATTCAAATTACATCAGGACCCTATAAAACATTATACACATCTACAATAAATGTTAAAAAAGAAGCAAATGATAACTATCCAAGTTCAGATAACTTAATTGGTGATCAGTTGGTGGCAAATAGTGGTAGGGTAATCTTATCTTCAAAAACAGCTGAAACTTTTTTGTTTAGTAAGAAAAGATTTAGTATATTTACGGATGATAATGTTACAATCGATAGTGAAACTGGATTTAAACTAATTTCACAAAGAGGTGATATATCATTAAGAGCAAAAGGAAATAAAAATATTATATTAGAAGTAAATAGTGGTGCTAAAGTGTATCATGGTTCTCCAAATGCAAAAGAGCAAGCTATTTTAGGTAATAAATTAGTAGATTTAATAAGTCAATTAATAGATGTTATGACAAACGTTCAATATCAAACATATATAGGTCCTACTATTGCAAGTAGTATTTTACCTCAATATAGAACACAATTAACTACTATTAAAACACAATTAAAATCAACTCTTTCTAAAAATAATTACTTAATCTAATGTCTTGGAAACAATTTGAAAAAGAGGTTGCAGAGCAGATGGAAATTGGATTTAAAAGTCCTGATGATTTTGCTAGATTTTTTACAGATAAATACGATGAATGTGTAAAACGAGGTGTAGATTTTATTACATTAAATCCGGTTAGTAAAGGCAATAAAGAGTTGATGTATTCTATGATACAAATTGCAAACTTAACATCAGCAGCTGCTTTAACTCCTTCACTATATGATTTGTATTTTAATATGTTAGGTGATGCGGTTGTGGGATATTGGAGTGGGGCAACATCACAAAAAATATTCATTCCACTAATACCAGCAACCGGTACGTTTGTTAATATAGGTGTTAAAGACAATATTGTAACATTTCCTGGTACATGGCCTAAGGCAAAGGTAAGACCGATGAAAAATGTTAGAGTATTTTTAAAAACATTTACATCATTTGCAAGAATGCATTTGATAACAATTAAAGGGTTATGTACAACCGTTTCATTATATCCACCTCTACCTGGTATTGTGGGTGATGGGGTTATACAATGGACTGGGTATAAAGTAGTAGAGCCTAAAAAGCGATATATTGCAGATGTATCGGATGTATATGAAATTCCTAATGAAACAAGTACTATTTTACATACCTTTGAAAAAGGATTGGAAGTAGATACACAAAAAATAAATGATATTTGGGTATATGCAAAAGATATCAATAATAGAGGTGGGTTTGTTAAAAAAGAATTTATAACTAATAAAACCCCAAATTAGTAAAAAAACAATAATTATATATAGTAAATTACAATTTATGGATCAGAAAGATTTAATTAAGGCGTTAGTAAAAGTTCTAAGAGAAGATATTAAAAAAACTCTAAAGGAAGAAATACGAATAGCGGTTAAAGAGGTGTTAAATGAAACAATTAATGAAACACCAAAACAAAAGGTAAATGAAAATTACCAAATGAAATCAAGAGATGATGGTAGCTATGGTACAATCCAATACGGACAAAGACCTATGATATCTCCATCTGATTTAGGATATGGTGATAATTTTAGAGAATACTCACAGCCTGAAACGGTGGTAGGTGGAACTCAATCGGAGTATGGTTCTTATTTACAAGGACAAGAACAAAGTGGTATTCCATTAGAACATAAATTAGCAATGGCAGCTCAAAGAAATCCAGATGCTACTGCACCTGTATTAAAGGCTTTAAATAGAGATTATTCACAATTAGTTAAAAAATTCAATAAGGGGTAGATATAAGTGGCAATAGAAGTACAAAAATCGTTTGTAATTGATTCTCAGGACAGAAGTGTTGGGATATCATTACCATTGGGTAGTTCAAACAATGGATACTTTGCCGTTAATTATACTACAAAAGACCAGGTTAAAACAAATTTAAGAAACTTAATTTTAACTGAACCTGGTGAAAGGATTGGTAACCCATTATTTGGTACACCACTAAGAAGATTTATTTTTGAACCATATATGGAAGGTGAATTTGAAGAAGGTATTGAAACTGCTATAACAACAGCAATCAATACATATATGCCTTTCATTGGTATTGATTCTATTATATTCGATAAGAGTAATGAAAATAAAGATAAACATTTGGTAAATTTAGAATTAAAATATTCAATAAACTTTTCAGCAATTCCAATTGTTGATACATTAACGGTTAACATATAATATGGCACTGAATCCTAAAGATAAGTCGTGGATATCTAATAAGAAAGATATAAAATATTTAAACAGAGATTTTAGTTCTTTGAGACAATCTCTAATTGAGTTTACTAAAACATATTTTGCTAATACAAATAGTGATTTTAGTGATGCATCTCCTGGTATGATGTTTATAGAACAGGCCGCATATGTGGGTGATGTTTTATCATATTATACCGATGCTCAATTAAAAGAATCATTTATAAATGTAGCATCTGATGTTGGAAATGTGTTTAGGCACGCTCAGAATTTTGGATATGTTCCTAAAATAAGTAGACCAGCAACTACTACATTGACAGTATATCAAGTAGTTCCATCGGTAAACCCATCTAATCCTGAACCTGATAGTAGATATTATCTTAAGATTAAAGAAGGTATGGAAGTGGTTTCATCTACTAATAATAATATAACATTTAGAACTACGGATATAGTTGATTTTGCAGATCCTAATGGTAGAACAATTTCGGTTTTAACAAGAACTGGTACTCAAATAAATCAATTTTTGATTACAAAGGAAGTTCCTGCAATTAGTGCTACGGTGGAAACCTTAAATTTAACAAATTTTAATAATCCATTTAGACCTAATCCAACGTTTACTATTACTGATAATAGATTTATTAAAATTTTATCAATCAAAGATGTAAACGATCAAACATACTATTACGAAGTTCCATATTTGGCACAAGAAATGATATATGTTAAAGAACAAAACGCATCAATTAATAATTCTGTATTATCAGCTAATTCAAATACTACACCTTATATTTTAAAGCAAATCAAAACAAACAAAAGATTTACTACTAGAGTTGTTGGTGAAGAATTAGTACAAGTTAGATTTGGGGCAGCAAGTGAGTTTACGGCAGATGAAATGATTATACCTAATACTAAAAATGTAGGGTTGGGATTAAATAATTCAATTAGTAGATTAGAACAATCCTTTGATCCTTCTAATTTCTTAAAAACATCTACATATGGAATTGCTCCACAAAATGCAGAGTTGGAAATAAAATATTTATCAGGTGGTGGTATTGAATCAAATGTTAAAACAAATGATTTAAGAAGTATTACTAAAGTAGAATTTTTTGAAGACCTATTAAGTTTTGATAATATTAATTCGGTATCATACAACGCAGCAAAAGCATCAATTGCAGTAGATAATTTGATTCCTGCAACGGGTGGTAGAGGATTAGAAACATTAGAAGAAATTAGAGAAAACGCGATTGCAAACTACGCATCTCAAAATAGAGCAGTTACTAAACAAGATTATGAAGTAAGAGCATTATCATTAGAACCATCATTCGGTAGTATTGCAAAAGTATATGTTGAACAAGATTCAGCAGCTGATATAAATCCTACTCAAAATGTATTAAGAGATCCTAAGAGTAGAGATGAGTTTTTAAATATGACAAAATCCTTGATAGGAAAATCAGATGCTGAATTAGAAACGGCTGTTAATAATTTTTTAGAAAGTAAGCAAACTATAAATTCAGAAAATAATCCATTTGCAATTAATATGTATGTTTTATCATATAATTCGGATGGTAAATTGGTGGTAGCAAATAACGCAACTAAACAAAATTTAAAAAGTTATTTAAATGATTTTAGATTGATTACCGATGCAGTAAATATCATCGATGGTTTTGTTATAAATGTAGGTGTAAATTTTGAAATAACAACATATACCAACTATAACAAACAAGAAGTAGTATTAAATTGTATACAATCTATTACTGATTATTTTAATATAAACAATAGAAAGATAGGACAACCAATTAACTTAAGTGAATTAGAATTAGAAATAGCAAATGTAGATGGGGTATCATCCGTTCCTAAAATAGAATTATATAATATTTGTGGTGATGGTACGGATAATAGTTATTCATTGTATTCATATGATATAAAAGAAGCAACTAAAAATAAAATAGTATATCCATCATTAGACCCTTCTATTTTTGAACTTAAGTTTCCAAATAAAGATATTAAAGGGAGAGCATTATAATGATACTATTTCATACAGCATCTAGTGATGCAAGTATTTACTTACAACAACCTTACCAAAATACAGGTATAGATGAGGTTTTAGAAATATCTAAACAATACTATGGTGATACTCCGGATATCAGTAGAGTATTAATTAAGTTTAATGCAGCATCAGTTGTATCTAATATTACTAATAATAACTTCACAGCATCATTGCAGTTGAAAATAACGGAGGCTAATGAAATAGCAAGTACATTTACAATTGAATTATTTGAGGTGAGTGGTAGTTGGGAAAATGGTACTGGCACTCGTTTTGATAATTTAACTACAAATGGTGCAAGTTGGTATTATAGAAATGAAAATAACTCAAATTGGTATAAAGAAATGGATGGTATTACCGCATCGTATGGTGTAGGTGTTACTGGTAGTTGGGATGGTTTAGGTGGTTCATGGTTTACTCAATCAATTGCAACTCAAACTTTTTCTTATACATTAGATGATATTAATTTAGATGTAACAAATGCAGTTAGAAATTGGAGAAGTGGTTCTACACATAATGGATTTATTATTAAATTAACATCCGCAGCAGAAGATATAACGAATAACTCTGATTATGGTAGTATTAAGATGTTTT